TGGCTGGGAGTACGGCAGAGCGTGGACCGGACGGGTCCGCACGCGTCGGCTCTCAGCTTCTGATGGTGGCAGACGCAGACGTGGCCGCCCGCAATTTCCGCGAGCAACGTGAGCTAACCGAGAAACAATTCGAGGATCACGTAATCGCGCCGCTGCAAGCCGCCGAAGACCGCTACAACCAAAAGTTTGGTCACACCGGCAAAAAGACCGGGACCAAGATGTTCGTACAGGACGAAAAAGTTAAAGATTAGTCGCGACAAGAGAGCTAACGCAGCACTTTTCGTCGCACCGCAGCACATCGTGTAGAGCCGCCAACGCCGCTGGCCTCCGATTCACATTGTTCACTGTTGTTTAAACTCTTCGTAAGGAGGCCATGTGGCCTATCCCGATGGCTTTACGTATATCTCGGGTCCGTACGAGATGCGGCGTTTCACCGTGCTTTCTACAGCAACATTCAAAGCGCGTGCTCCAGTCTCCATTGGAGGCGCCCGCACCATTCAGGAGTCCACCGCGTCAAACTTGTACATCGCAGGGATCGCGATGAACGATGCCGCGAACTCCATCTACGGTTCCGAAATTCTAGTGATGGTGCCGAACGAACAGACCGTCTTCGCAACTATTTGCGATACTGGGCTGGCCGCTTCGGTGCTATCTGCCGGCTTCTCGTACAACTTCAAAAAGTCCGGTAATAACTTCCGCCTCGATACTGCCTCGCAGGCTACCGCCCGCGTGACTATCGTGCCGCGTGGAGACGGTACTACACTCGACAGTACCGATTCCAGCGTGTACGTGCAGTTCCTCGGTCAGTTTGTGTACCCGTTCGCCTCGCAAGTGTCGACGGCCCTCTAATAGGAAAGGAACTAGCGCACTATGACAGTCAACAGAGCGCAGTTTACGGCCCTATTGGAGCCGACACTGCGCGACATCAAGAGCGATGCCGACTACCCGCGCAAGCCGTATATCGGCATCTCGCTCTACAACGTCGCATCTTCAAAGAAAGCCGCCGAGCACGATTTCCAATGGGCGGGCTTGGGAAACTTCCAAGTTAAAAACGAAGGTGGCCCCGTTACCTACTCCGATCCGCTCGTGCGTGGGACACGTGACTACATCCACGTACGTCGGGCGCTGGGCTATCAGATCACGCAGGAAATGCTGGACCACGACCAGTTCGCGGAAATTCGCAAGCTGGAAATGGAGCTACAGAACGCCGGTGATGACGATATCGAAGTGCAGGCCATGCTACTCCTGAACAACGGTTTCGTTACCACATCAGTCGGTGGCTTCGGCGCGACGGGGTTCGATGCTCTGGCACTCTTCAGCACGGCGCACACCCGTATCGATGGTGGAACCGCGCAAGCCAACAAACCCTCCACGGACGCCTCTATCGATTGGACCTCACTGGCCAACGGCATTGTGCAGTTCATGTCGTGGCGTGACAACCGTGGTCGTCCGATCACGTCTGTGCCCCGGCGCCTCATCATCCATCCGAACGATGTGATGACGGCGAAAGAGCTGCTCAACTCCATGGGCAAGCCGGGCACGCCGAACAACGATGTGAACGCGCTGCGCGACTGGAACCTCGATCTCGCCGTGTCGCTCTATCTGACGGACGTGAATGCGTGGTTCCTGCAAGGTCAGCAACACGATTGCAAATGGTATTGGGACGTGCAGCCGCGTACCGGTTCCGAAGACAACTGGGAGCTGGAAGTCATCAAACGGAAGCGCGTTCAAGGATGGTCCAACGGTCACGGAGATTGGGTCGGCATTTACGGCACCTCCGGCACCACTTGAGAAAGGAGCGTTAAGGCGATGCCTGTAAACACTTCTTATCTCAACCACGCAAAATCGATTGCGTTTCCATCGATGTTCACGGTCGCGCTTTCGGCCACCGGTGTGGGCACCAACACGCAGGCCGAATCGAGTTTCTCGGTGCCCGCGCGGCTGTTGCCGCAGGGCGTGGGAAACTTGGCACTGCGTGCCAACGATCTCATTATCTTGGGGCCGCCGAGCACACTGTCGGCGGGTCTCGTTGTGACGGCGTATGCCGTTCCCACCACGAATACCGTAACGCTGCGCTTTGGCAACGTGTCGGCCTCGACGGCGACACAGGCAGCGGGAACGTGGGCCATCGGTTACTTCGGCATCCAACCGTAAGGAGACACTATGGCACTCGGCAAACGCAGTGGCGTCACACGTGACGTGAATCCGCAGCCTGGACCCGGCAGACGCGGGGCTGGGCAAGATGGCGTTATCGGAGACGATAGCGACTCCAAAATTGCATTCGGAACGGGTGGCCCTCCTCTGAAAAAGTTTGGACAGCACCAAGGTGCCGCTCCACACGCCGGTGAAGTAATGCACTCGGGTGAACGCCTCCAAGGCAACGTAGGCGACCACCCGCATTACGCCGACCAACCGGACTCTCAGTAAGCCGGAGGTGGTATGAGCTTATTTGGCTACACCAGACAACTGGTGGTGCTGGACCCCACCTCCGCGAATAGTTCGGTGCGCACGAGCAATCCCATTCTGGTTGCAGACGCGCAAATCATCAGCGCGTCGTACCTGACGCAAGTGGCTGTGCCGTCCAACTTGACAATCCAGGGATCGAACGATGATGGGTTGTCGAGCGGCGCCGCAGCGCAAATTTGGTCCACCGTAAGCGTGGTGGCGGGCGCCGGTATCTTTACGATTACGCCGGGCGCCCGCTGGCTCCGCTTCGTGCGACCAGCGGTCGATAGCCAAGCGTCGGTACTGCTGAACTATCGCGTCTACTAAGGCGGCAACATGGCGGGTGGCACCGGAGCAGCGAGTTTCACTGTAGCGCCGGAATCCACCGGCACTCTTGGCGCCCAGCTTCCTTCCAGCACGACCTTTGCAGCGGGCGTCTCCGGGCGCCCGCTTTGGCCTTCTGACATCACAGGTTGCATCCTGTGGTTGCCGGGCGATCAGATTCAGGGAATCGTGAGCGGTGCCAGCCTCTCCGCGTGGACCGACAGCAGTGCCAGCGCTGCGCACGCGGTGCAGGCTTCTGCCGTTAGCCAGGGAGTTTACATCACCAACGCCAAGAACAGTCTGGGAGCAGTGGCGTTTGGAAATGGAAGTGGACAAGTCATGATTTCTCCAACTTCTATTGTCGACACGAGTACACTCTGCCTAGTGGCGTCTCCTACCACACTAAATATCACGACACGCCCACTCGGTTCTGATGGGCCAGCAACAATCCGAATTTCAACCGCTGGTGGTAACTGGGCGGTTATTAGAGGATTGGGTGGTGCAGCTACTCTAAGTGATGGCCCCGCAACCGTTGGTGTTTGGAAAAGCGTTATCGGTTTTGCTGACATATCCGCACAATCTACATGTACTCTAACAGTAAGTGGGCAAATATTTCCGGGAAGTGTGGCGACTTCAGGAGTAACTGGACTCAATGCTGGAATAGGTGCAGTTGGCCCATCAGCCTCTACATTTAGTGGACTTATTGGTGAAGCAATTGTGTATAATCGCCTTATTACAGAAGTTGAGCGTGTTTCACTCGATTCATACCTCCGCACGAAGTGGGCCGTTTAAATGGGCCTCTTCACGCTCGGCACCATTATCTCAGAGAGCACGGCACTCCTCGGCAACAATCTACAAATCTCGCAGAGCCGCGCCTCACTCTACGCCAATAAGGCGCATCTCTTCATTTGGGACACGGCACAGCTTCACGATCAGTCTGAAGCGTTGGCCGTTTCCAGTACAACTTCTGGCGGCAACCGGATCACACTGCCGACCGATTTCCAAGAGATCGTCACCATCTCTAACATCTCAAATACGCCGCCTTATCCGCTACAACAGTGGCAAATAGACGATATCGATTCCAGCTATACCTATCAGGGACGGCCCACCAACTTTGTCCGCTATAACACATGGCTAGAACTGTGGCCATCGCCCGACAGCTCCTACTCTCTCCAGATTCGTTACCGGAATCGGCCCTCAACACTTACGTCTCTCACTGCAAGTGCAAGTTTTTCTACACGCTACGAGATGGCATGGCTGTATAAGACTACAGAATATCTCGCTGACAGTGTTCGCGATTACGAAGCGGCGTCACTGATGCGCTCGAAATTCCTGGGCGAGATGATGACGCAGCCCAGTGACCTCGGTCTACGGCAGCGCACACGTGAGGGAATGCGCGTAAGTATTCCGCACTTCCCGCGCGGTGAACAGCGTATCGATTCTCTGACGAGTGTGATCTGATGCCCGGCTGGATAAATCAATCTGCCACCACGTTCAACTGGAATATTCTGACATCGCAAATTTCTAGTACTGACAGTTTGAGTATCAACTTCACAGTTGTCGCGGACGATGAACACGCCATTATCGCCATTGACGATCAGACTGGATGGCGTTCTCAAGATACTGTATTTAAGGAGCCCTAATGAGTTTGTGGCAAACGGGTGATGTAGTTGGCCCCACTAATCTAAACGCGAAATCGCCGGGTGGCTTTTTTGCAAAGACACTGAGTGCTGCTGCTTATCCAAAAGGAATAAGCGGCAATATCGCAAACGATAATGCGGTTGCGGTGAATGCGGCGGTTGCTGCTGCACCAGGACTTGGGATGACATATGTAGAAGTTCCAGCTACACACCAGCCCTTTAATGCGAATCTCGTCACATTCAATAATTCTCTCCGAATGGTGGCGGAGGGATACGATCCTAGTGAATGGAATGTCCGTGCTTATGGCGCCGCCGGGGATGGGACCACTGATGACCAAATAGCAATCATGGCTGCCATCAATGCGGCGAGCGCAAATGCCATCTTCGTTCTTAAAGGCAATGTAGTCAAATTTCCTGCTGGACAATATCGCCATACGGCCACAATTCAAGTGCCTATTGCATTGAACCAAGGCCAAGTGATTCTGCGGGGCGACGGGATGCGAACAACATATCTTCTTCCCGCCGGCCCGTCAACAAATTTTACTGCTGCACCTCTCTACAATGCCTGCCTGCTGTTTGGAAGCGCGACACCGGATGCTGCCGGAACCACCACAAATGTAACGCAATATTGTGGTCTCGAAAATATGTCTACTTCGGGCACACTTATTACAAGTGGGTCTGTTGTTGCTGTGCAGTTTACTCAGATGCAAAAGGGCTGGATCATCAACCATATCATTGAACAATTCCCCAACAATTCTATTGGGCTCTATCTCCGTGGATCGACTGTTACAGGCGGTTTAGGTGCAAATGTGACAGCACCACATTGTTGGCGCAATAGTTTCTCGAATTGTGTCGTGTCGGTAGGCTCAAATAACCTCGGCGGCAGGCCAGTTGTTCTCCAAAACGCTGATGAAAATTATTTTGAGAACTGTGTACACGCAGCACCCGTAACCCAAACGGTAGCCTCCGACTCACTTATTGCTACACTCATTCAAATGGGTCGGAATAACATTTTTGTGGATTGTCTCCAGGCAGGCGAACGCACCGCACTAAAGACTGGGTATGTGGGAATGAAATTTGGGCCGCCTGTTAATGAGGCTGGCGTCCCAAACGGGTCTGTACTCAGTAACTGTGACTATGGTGCTGTGATGGAAGGATTTGATATCTGTGTGTGGTTTGGTGGAGATTCGAGCGGTAATACACTTGGAAACTGTGTACTTAACTCTAATCCGTCCATCTTTAACATCGCATATAGAGATGACAACCCAGCGCTCACAAATGGTGGATTTGTCGGCGGTGGCAATGGTGGGAATATCTATGAAGCACCACTGGTTGGCATTCTCTATCGAGCTGTGGCGTCGTCAGTTATGCCATCTTGTTTGTTTATTGCGGGCCAAACTACTCCTAGTATTGGTGGCAGTGACATCTGGTCGACCAATAACGTTAGTCTAACAACAATTACAGATTTCTTAGCACCGTCTAATGCATCATTAGATGGTCGACCCCTGACTATTCGTTTTAATGATTCTGTTACTGTAATTCGAGATGTTCTAAATGGCGGCGGTGGTCACATTAGAAACTGGGGACGACTGGATATTGCTGGACTCACAGATCAAGTTGTGAATTACCGTAACATTGCTGGTATTTGGTATCAAACGACGCCGGTTATGAATATCAGCAATCTCACGACAAATCTGTTTACAATCCCGTCAGCATCTGCTTTCACTGATGGAACTATATTAGCTCCGGCACTAACGTTTACATCGGAAACATCACTTGGATTTTTCCGTTCTGGTGCAAGTGCAATTGGCGTAAGTGGAGAAGGTCGACTTCAAGTTGGAAGTGGGGCCGTTTTCAGTCTCGCGACACAACCTGAATATGGTTTCGGTGGGGAACCGCAGATGGGAATGCGGCGAAGTGGCGCTAGTCAAATATGGTTCGGCTCAACGAATTTACGATTCGGTGTTTTTGGCGCCAGTGGTAACGCAGGCTTTTTAGGCGTAGAAATTGGATCAGCTAACACACCCGGAATTCAATGGAACGCTGAACCTAAGTTAGGTTTATTTCGCTCCGCCGCCAGTCATCTCGATGTGTCGGCAGGAACACTTAATCTTAACCAGGCGTTTCTATCGTCTGTGAAAACGGCGACAAGTGTCAGCAGCACCAATCTCGGCACGAACGCGTGGGCCGTTGCCAATCCCGCCAACAGTGGCGCTTCCATCTGCATCAACATTAACGGTGTGATGTACATTTTCAGTTCATCCGCCACTACAATTGGGAGATAGCAGAATGGTCTTCTGGAATATCTCGAACGCCACAACCATCTCGCTGCCAGGAATTCATCTCTCAGTCGATACTGTTATCACCACGATGCCGATGCAAGTTTCATCTCATACAACTGGTATTGGTGTTACAGTGCTTGGCACAAATGCTCCTAGTGGACTTCTCAGTCTAACGATGCGAGGCTGGTTTCAAATTTCTACCTCAACCGGCCTTGTGGGCTGTGTGCCATACTGGGTATGAACGCTCTTCCACTCATCAATAGCTGGGGCCAGCTCGGCCTCCTCCTGCTCGGCGCCTTCCTCACGCTCAAATATTTGCTGCCGATGCTGCGCCGCCAAGAGAACGGCGGTGACGGGTCGGGAGAGTGGCGCGGCAAGCTCATGCAGATTTTGGAAACGCAGACGAAGACGCTCGAACAAATGAGCATCTCCATTCAAAAAATGACGGAGCTACTGCACAGAGTGCTCGAAAAATATGACAAGTAGATGTGTCGGCGCGCTGCTCTGCCGCAACGAAGCGGATCGCTATTTGCGGCGGGCACTCACGAACGCCAAGCAGTTCTGTGACGAAATTGTGGTGGTGGACGACGGCTCAACAGATGCCACCGCTGATATCTGCCGCTCCTACGGCGCAACAGTGCACGAACGTGACAGCAATGGCTGGTGGGGGAACGCTGAGCATAGTGCACGCAGCGCCCTCTGGGACGCGGCATCCGCATGCGGCGATTGGGTCTACGTCTTCGACGCCGACCACGAGTTGCTCGGCATTACACCGACCGACTTTCGCCGTCTGTTAACGGCCACAAACGTGAACAGTTGGGCCTGCCCGCTCTGGGACTGCTGGGATTCCGATGAGGCGCACCGCGTCGACGGCTATTGGCAGGCGTGGCATTCGCCACGACCGTGGCTGGCGCGGGCCGTACCTTCGCCAGACTATAAAGCAGTTTGGGAAGAACGCGCCCTACATGCTGGTCACTTCCCCACGAACTATCCCTTTCTAGTTGGACTGATGCCGTCGGGCGCTGCCATCCGTCATTTGGGCTACGTGAAACAGGCGGACCGCAAACGGAAGCAGACTTTATACTTGCGGAGCGCCTAACGGCCGCTTCATATTGTGGGTTACTATGTTCTCTTTGTAATCGTGGCTTAGGAATGTTCGGTGACGACCCAGAAATTTTATTTAAAGCGTCTATATATCTGCGGTCATACCTATGACATTAACAGACTACGAACGGAAACACGCGCAATCTATCACCGAGCCCGCAACCGTCGTGCCGATTCCGCCGCACAAGATCGACAAAATTCTGGTGGCTAGTGTCGTCCGCAAGCCGCCCATCGTACTGCGGGCCTTTCTCAAAACTATACGGCAGGCAGTCGAGAAAGCCGATCTGAGCTATTTCTTTATCACGGACTTCGCCAAAAGTGACGACTACGCCGACGAATCCCTCAAACTCATTTCGACCTTCTGCTCCGAGCACCCGCATGCCTCCTTTACACAGCATCACAGCAATCTGGGAAAAGATTATGGAGACGGTCCTCAGACTCGACAATGGACCGCGAGCGCCTTCGCGCGGATGGGCACGCTCAAGAACACGATCCTCCAAAAAGCCCTCTCGGAGGGCTTCGACATGTTGTGGCTCCTCGACGCCGACGTGCTCTGTGACCCCTGGACCCTGCAATCGCTCCGCGATTGCGAGCAAGCCGTCGTTGCCGCCGTCTACTGGACCCAGTGGCAGCGCGTGCTGCCAAACTCCACCGACACCGTCCATGCAGGCCCACAAGTGTGGCTGCGGCATCCCTACCAACTGAGTGGCCATGGATATACAGAAGCAGAATTCCGTGCCGCCCTCGTGGACCGTAAGCTGCTCCGCGTGTGGGGCTTGGGAGCGTGTACTCTCTTTCGCCGAGGCGCAATCGAGAAAGGCGTGTCATTCACGCCAGTGCCTGAGGGCCTGCCGGGCGGTCCCATGTCAGACGGCGAGGACCGCCATCTCTCTGAGCGTGCTCGCCGCCTCCACATTCCGCTCTACGCCGACGCGTGGCCCGACATTTGGCATGCTTACCATCCCGCCGAATACAGCGACATTGATAAATGGGTGCGGCGGCTTTCTGAACCACGTCCTGTCCCGACACGAGGTGATCTCGTAAATGTCCGACTGCAAAATTTGGAACAGCCCGAACTGGCACCTCAGTGGGTGCGTGGACGATTGGGAAATCTCGGTGTCGTACCAGAACTCGAAGAGGCCATCGCCAGCCTCAGCATCCGAGACGCCAAAGTTGTCCGCGTACATTTTCCTATTCACTATCCACTCGCCGCCTACCGGAACCGAACGCTTCTCTTCCACGTGAAACTTCTGGATGCGAAGCCCTATCGGCTGGCGCCCGTCATCGAGCGCGAAATTTTACAGGGTGCCAAAACCGGCACCACCGTCGATGCCACCACGCTCACACAAGCGCAGCTTGACGCCGCGTTGGAAGACGCCACCGCCAAATGACAGCTCCCGCCGCTCCTGATAAAGTGCAGGTGGGGCCAGGCATGGTGGCACTTACCACATACGGCGTGGTGCAGGCGGAGACTGCTCAGAGCCTCTTGGAGATGCGCGCCTTCTGCGAGAAGAACGGCCTCACCGATATTATGTGGACATGGGTCTCCGGCGCCCTCGTGGACAAAGCTCGCAATGAAGCCGTCCGCACCTTTCTCGGAACGCAGCTTGACGGCAAGCGGCCGTTGTCGTGGATTTGCTTCATCGACTGCGATATGGTGTTCGCGCCGAACATCCTCGACCTGCTGCTGGCCACGGCGTACAAACTGACACCATGGGCCGACATGGTGGGCGCCTACTGCCAGCTCCGTGGCAAGCCTTATCTCCCTACGACTGATTTTGGGAGCGGCCTGTGGGAATCGAGCGATCCCGGCTGTGGTCCCCAAGAAGTCATTCGGACAGGCTCCGCCTGCATCCTCATTAAGCGCCACGTCTACGAAAAGATGGAGTATCCATGGTACGGTGTGCGCCCCGCCCCACGGCCCATCGACATTCTTACAGAATTTGATAATTACACCCGCATCAAAATGGACGGCGAGAATCCGCTCCGCGAGCATCCCGTATGGGCGAAGATTGAGCAGTGCGCCACACAGGATGCCGTCACGCAGCGCGCCCGCACACCCCAGAATGCGCCCGCCGGCGCCTTCTTTTCCAGTGTTGGCGAGGACTCAAGCTTCTGCGACCGTGCCCGCGCCTTGGGCTTCCGCATCGTCGTGCAAACCGACGCCGTGAGCGGACATCTCGACCGACACGTGATTACGCCCGACGACCACAAAGCTGCCATACGGGAAACTGAACGGGAACAGCGGCTCGCCACAGGAATTCTCACTTGAGTGCGACGAGCTGGTCTGGCCTCGAAACGTTCTCGTCACCCGCTTCCACCAGTACAGCGAGCAGCGGCGATGACTTCTTTCGCAGTTTTATGTCGAGTATCGCCACGGGCCTCTCAACAAGTTTCGTATGGCCCGGCTCCGGTGGTGGCAGCCTCGCAAGCGGCGGCATTTCCCTTTTGGGAAATGCGCGAGCAGCGCGTGCAGGCAATAGTGCGGTGACCGGCGGTTACGGCGACGGTTTTCTGTTACTCAACCAGAACCATATCTCGCTGCACCATATCGGCTCGACATGGACCAGTCTGCTAGGCCATAGTGGAATGGTGGATCACGCCGGCGGTGTCGGTAACATTCCCGCAACAGCCCACTGGCTCACGCAGAATGGCACAGTTTCACTGAGTTCATTAGTCTTTGGCTCACAGGGCACTTTCGCCACCACGTTTCCTGTGATCTACAGTGTTACGCCGCCCTTTGTGCAGCTTGCAGCATCGGGCGCCACAAATGGCTACTGGGTCACGCTTTCTTCTGTTACGAGTGGCGGCTTTATCTCCGTGTACAGTGGGCTTATTGGTGCGACAGCACCAACTACTGTCGCGTGGGAATCCAACGGCACGGTCGCTAACTAATGGCACTCTCCGCGTGGACTGAAGCGATCCCTAGTAGCACTAGCCAAGTGGGTATTTTTCCTACGTATGCACGTGGCGTCTTCACTGTTATCTCAGTAGGAATGGCTGTCGAGCATATCTGGAACGCGTCGGGCGGCGGCAGCGAGGCGTCAGCCGGTGATCTGCGCCCTGGCGGCACGCGTACCTATTTCGACGTGCAGTCTCAGAGTAGTGCGCCGGGCTCCCAGCAAACTGGACGACTGTTCTTAGCAAGTGATGCCTCGCGGCTCTTCGTGTACGATTCAACTGGCACCTATTTGGTGGGCACACCATTCTGCGATCTCCACGCCACGAGTGCGGCAACTGGATACTGGCTGCGCCAAACCGGCAGCTATTCCATTGCGACTTCCGGTGCAACTGCAACGTCCGGCTCAACAGTTGTGCAGTTTCCTATTCCCTACATCGTTCCGCCTGCTGTATTCACCACTCCCAGTGAAGCCGTAATTGTGGTCGGCACTATCCTCGTCAGCAACACAAGTTTCTCGTCGGGATGGAGTCAATTTGTCGGTCCCAGCGACACAACCGATACCGTATTTTGGGAAGCGCTGGGTCGTGCTTCCAGTGGAAGCTATTAATGGCATGGACTGAGGTTAAGCCTACCGCTAGTGATCCCCTTCGGGAGCTACCATCTGTCCTGACGGCACAGGCTATCGTCTTCCGTCAGAACGTGGAAAAGCATTCCTATTGGACAGATTCTAGTGGTGTAAGCGCTGGGGACATGCGGCTCTCAGACGGGTCCTTTGGACCCGGCAGTGCCCGCGCCTTCTTCGATGTCGAGAGCAATGTCAGCAGCACGGTTTCCGCTGTGAAGCCACTCGCGGGACGCCTATACATCACGAGTGACACCTCAAAGCTCTACGGCTATTCCAGCGGTAACTCCATTCTGCTGGGCGGGAACAACGCGCTCGTGTGGCAGCCCAGTGCAGCCACCATCACCAGCAATACACGCGTGCTCGTGCAGACTGGCATTCTCAGTGGCCAGACAGGCGGCGCCGTAATCGGAATAAGCGGTAACACTATAGCGTTCCCTATTGCTTATAGTGTGGTGCCCGCTGTTCAGGTGCAAGAATTCTCACTGGGCACAACAGACATTTTTTCGAGTGCCGTTACGAGACCTACCACGACAAGCTTCGTGCTGCGCGTGAGTCGAATCTGGGGTAGTCAATCCACCACGACTGTCATCTGGCGGTCCATTGGCACCGTATCACTATGAGCTTCAAGCGTGAAGTGCCCTACGGCATGCCCATTCCCGCTACACGCTCCGCTATCTCACAGGTCCGTGTGGCGCCACAAGGCTACACTGATACGTCGCCGATTCAGGCGGAGCCGGGCTCCATTATAAGTGGCCAAAATGTGTGGTTGTGGCAAGGCCGTCTCCAATGTCGCCACCGTCTGCAACAACTCGGCAACGTAAATCCTCTCAGCGATCTGCCAGCCGGAGGCCAACTCTACAACGACGTGAGCGGCGTCTTCCTGCCAGTCGTCGAGTCCAAACGGACTATTAGCGCGCTCAATGGTAATACTTGGCAGACACTCACCTATGTAAGCGGCGTGAGTAACCTGCCGCCCTCGGGCGGCCAAAACGACTTCTTTTTTGGCGCCGTCACCTATCTGCCGCGCCTCGACCAGAACATTTTGGTACTCACAAACGGCGTCGATCCAGCCTTCGCAGCCACACCGTCTCAGAGCACCGCCTTCTCGACGCTCACACAGGGCCTCATCGCTAAGGATGTGGCGGCATTCGACAATCGTATCTTCTATTGGAATATCCGTTATCTATCGGGCGGTTCACAATTAGTGCAGCGTCTTGCGTGGACGACACGCGGCAACCCGGAACAATCCGATACCTCGAATATTGGACCGGGCTATGTGGATGTGCTCGATATGGCCGGCGCAGGCACTCGTGTGATTCCACGACTCGACGGTCTTCTTATCGCAACGGACCAGCAAGTGTGGACTGCTCAGCCGCTTGGTGACGCTTTTGGCTCCTACAACCCACAGCCCTTCTTGCGCACCGTGGGAATGCCTTATCCCCGTGCTGCCATTAACACACCTGACGGTCTCTTCTGGCTCGGGCAAGACTTGATGATTTATCAATTGCCGCCAACGGGTTACAATTTGCAGTCGGTAGGCGGCAAAATTCACCGCACGCTCCACAAAGAAATGGGCGATCCCACCACGGCGTTCTTTGGCTACCACGCCGATGCCCACCAGCTCACGCTCTACTTCAAAGAGACAGGCGACAGCCTGACACGGCGTGGCTGGACCATCAACACACTCACGGGACAGTGGACGCCACAGCGTTACTCACAGGGATTGTCGGTGGGATTCACGTCGCCCATCAACTCGACAGCTACTCAGTGGAACCAACTGGTTGGCGATTTCCCATCGCAAACGTTCACCTACAACCAACTGCTCGGTTCCAGCTCAAACTTCTTCGAGGCATGTGCCGCGAGCGCGGGCACCGTCTACATCTACCAGCATCCCGAAACGCAGGCGACCGATGACGGCGTGGCCACTTACCACGAAGCCGTCTTGGCGACACCAATGAGCACTATACCAGAACGCAACAAATTCGTGGACCGCGCCCGCCTCGACATCCGCGCCGATTCCGCCTCCAGCCTGTCTCTGGCAATTAGCGGCGATCTAGGCGCCACCTATCCGCAAGAGCTGGCGCTCGCCGTAAGTGCCACCAGCAACACAAGCCAACTTCAAACAGTGTGGAGCGTAGGTGGCCCCAACCCAATGATGCGGCTGCGTTCCACAGGCGGCTCGTGGGAGTTGGCGGCGCTAGCCGTGCAGGCCCGCATGATGGGAGAAGAGCTGTGAGATTCACGCCGCCACCACCGTCGGCCGGCACCGACTTGGGCCGCTATTTGCAGGGCCTCGGGAACGCGGTTGGCGCTCTCCCCAGCTTCTCTGTGTTCTCATTCACGTCGCCGAACTCGAACGTGACGGCTGCCAGTCCGACACTTGGCTTTAACGCTAGCTCCAATGGATCAAAACTATGGGTCAAAACGATTGGCTCGGGTAATACAGGATGGGTAGCAATCGCATGAAAATTAATCGTGACGAATTACGTTGGGCTGCTGGGTTTTGGGATGGAGAAGGACATGCACATTCTGACGAACGCCATAAACAGCGCGGTCGCGGAATTGCAATGCAAATAGTGCAGGTTGATAAACGACCACTTAAACGATTCCACGCAGCAATTTGTGGTTTAGGAAAATTTTACGGGCCATATACACCAAAAACGAAACGATCTCAGCCTTATTTTGTTTGGACAAATTCTTCATTTGAACATGGCCAACAAGTTGCTGTGATGTTGTGGCCATTTCTCTGCGAAGGGAAACGAGAACAATTAAAAAATGCTTTATCATTTTGTTGGCGACCTAAGAAGCGGCCGGGACCGAAACGTCAAAAATTCTGTAAACGAGGTCACTTACTGGCAAAAACACGATATATCCGTCCAAATGGTATGGCCGGCACGTGCCGTGCCTGCGCAAGAATGCGCGAGGAGGCTTTATCCGCATAGTAATGTGGGACTTGGAGACGACGAATCTCTCGGGTCTAATGGGCCGTATTCTATGTGCATCATTTTGCCGTGTTATTGATGAGCAGCACCCTACAAAACCTTACACATTCCGACTGGACGATCCAAAATATTCTGGCCGCAATCAGATCGACGACAACAAGCTGGCCGTTGCGATTCGCGACGAGCTGGAAAAATTTCACCTCATCGTGGGCTGGAACTCGAAGCTGTTCGACGCGCCATTTCTGAATGCGCGGTTGGCGAAAGCCGGCAGCCGCCCCCTGCATCCGCAACTCCACCTCGATCTCATGTATTACGCCGGCGGCAGCTCAATGCGTATTGGCTCCAAGAAGCTCGTCAACGTGCAGAAATTCTTCAATCTGCCGGAAGCGAAGACTGAGATTAGCTGGGACAATTGGAATCTGGCGGCCGGTGGCGACCAAGACGCGCTTGATGAAGTGGTGAATCACTGTGAGATGGATGTGAAAGTACTGTCGCTCGCGTACTGGAAGCTGCTGCCCAGTGTCGCCAACTTGCACCGCTAATGGCCAATGAACATCTCGTCCCGCTGTGGTGGCCACACCCGACGCTCGAAGCGTACTGGCGCGACAACCTCTGGAATACCGAGGGTGCTACGCAACCGTGGGTCCAAGCGCTGCTCTACCAACTGTGCCGTGCCCTTGATGTACGGCGTGCCGTTGAACTCGGCTGCTGGAATGGCCTCACGAGCTGCTGGCTCGCAATGGCCATCTCCGCAAATGGTGGCGGCATGCTAACGGTACTGGATCACAATGTCGGCTGTCTCAAAACGACAGCCGAACGTCTCGCGAAGCTCGACTTGGCGAACATGGAGCTGCGACAGGAGTGTATGGACAGCAAAGATTATGTGCCGCCGGCCGACACACAGTTCATTTTCTTGGACGACGACAAGACAAATGTCAGCCAAAAAATCGCCGCATTCGCCACACACTGCCCCGGCGCCTATATCGCGGTGCACGATATCGAGACTGTTCCAGACGTGGCGATGCTGCGTCTGGTGACGCCCATTCTCCATAGCAGCGGCCATCTCGGCTT